ATGATGGTATAGATGCCGGTGATGTAACAGGGTATATTGGCACTGGGAGTTATACACTAAATGCTTTATTATCAGGATCCATATATGGTGGTTTGCCAAACAATAAAGTAACCGCATTGGCCGGAGAGCCATCAACAGGAAAAACATTTTTTGCGATCAATATTCTAAGAGAGTTTTTGAAAGATAACTCTCAGGGATTTGTCTTTTTCTTTGAATCAGAAGCGGCAATCTCAAAGCAAATGCTGGTAGACAGGGGAGTCGATACAAAACGTGTCGGTGTTATTCCAGTATCAACTGTCCAGGAGTTTAGAACACAAGCAATCAAAATATTAGATGGCTATCTTGAGATGAAAGAGCCCAGACTTCCTATGTTATTTGTTTTGGATTCTCTGGGCAATCTTTCCACAGATAAAGAAGTTGAAGATATATCATCTGGAAAAGACACTAGAGATATGACGAGAGCCCAGTTGATCCGCGGTGCCTTCCGAGTGCTAACTCTCAAGTTAGGGAAAGCAAAGGTTCCTATGATAGTAACTAACCATACTTATGATATTATTGGGTCGTATGTCCCAATGAAAAAAATGGGAGGAGGGTCGGGCCTTGAATACGCCGCTTCTACTATTGTGTTCTTATCCAAAAAGAAGAACAAAGATAAAGATAATCAGGTGACTGGTGCTATTATTTCCGCCGTTTTGAAGAAGGCCAGATTGACTGTTGAAAATAAAAAAGTTGAAACACTTCTTGATTACAGTTCTGGGTTGGACCCCTATTATGGGTTGCTGGATTTGGCGGAAAAGTTTGGTGTTTTCAAGAAGGTCTCAAATAAATATGAGCTGCCAGATGGAACTAAAGTATTTGAAAATGCTATATTGAAAGAGCCCGAAAAGTTTTTCACCAAAAGTGTTCTTGATGTTATTGACGAATATGCTAAAATGGAGTTCTTATACGGCAAGACAAATGTAACGGATGTAAAAGAAAATGAATAATAGTTATACAACATCAACTTGCATAGTTTTCTATGATTCAGTATCAAGATCATATTATGATCCTTTGAATCCAATACATATTACTAGAGCACCAAGTATGTTTCCAGATACGAATGAATGGTCATATAAACAACTTTGTGCTCGTTGGAAAAACATTCTAAAAAAGGAAGGTAAAAAATGTGCGTAGTATCAAACATAGGGGATCAATGGAGAGACGCATTTCCTGAAAGATATCCTTGGTATCCTCCTTATACGCCTCTCCCTGGTATACCCAATCCTTATGCGCCGCCTGTTATTATAATACCAGGCCCAACAAAAGAGGAGTTTGATGCTCTAAAAAAAGAAGTAGAAGCATTGAAGGAGCTACTCAAGGCCGCTAAAAAGTTTGATGAAGAAACTGGACAAAAAAACTGTGAAATGGATGAAAAGATTGACTTTATCAAAAAGATAGCAGAGTTTGTTGGCGTAGATATAAATGAAGTATTCAAATGAAGGAGGGATTGCTAAATGATACTGGGAGCAGATTATACTTTCAGGGATGATCTAAAACATGATACTGTCCCAATAGAACTTTTAGAGGGGCCTTATAAAGGGGTTGTTTATAGATATAAAACCGTCGCAGTAAAAGAACAAAATGCCGAGACGGCAACTATGAACTTTTCATATGAGCTATATGAAATGGCCAATAAAACAGAAACAGCTCTTAGAAAAGATAAAAGGTTTGAACAGTATATTGGACTAATCCTAAATCAACTCATTATTGATAGTATGGAAGCTCCATTAGAAGTTCCACTAAAGGAAATAGATGAACATAGAACGCATGATCCTAAAGGAAATACTCAAGAGTGAAACATACACAAGAAAAGTTTTGCCCTTCCTAAAAGAAGAGTATTTTACGGTTGAAGAAGATAGGGTTCTATTCAAAACTATAAGAGACTTTGTTCTAAAATATAATACATCTCCAACTAAAGATGCTCTTGTTATAAACATTGAAGCAAGAACGGATGTTGGGGAAGAGACAGTAAAACAAATAAACGATTGTCTCCAAGAGTTTTCCAAAGATAAAGATAAAGTAAATATTGATTGGCTCCTAAACTCCACCGAAGAGTTTTGCCAAGAAAAGTCTCTATACATTTCTATGTTGAAGGCCCTGGAGATTATGAATAATAAGACGGGGCAAAGTAAAGGCGCTATACCACAACTCCTTTCTGATGCTTTGGCAGTGTCTTTTGACCCAAATATAGGACATGATTATCTTGAACAATCCGAGGATCGTTTTCAATACTATCACCGAGTTGAAGAAAAGATACCTTTTGATCTGAAATATTTCAATCTAATAACAAAGAATGGTCTTCCCAAGAAAACTCTCAATATAATCTTGGGCGGTGTTGGAACTGGTAAGTCCTTAGTAATGTGCCATATGGCGGCCGCTTGTCTCAATCAAGGCAAGAATGTCTTGTATATTACTATGGAGTTAGCAGAAGAAGAAGTTGCTAAAAGGATTGATGCAAATCTTTTGAACACCTGTTTTGACGATCTAATGGCATTATCATATGATATGTACCAAAAAAAGGTGAATAAACTAAAGAGCTCGACAAACGGAAGATTGATTATCAAGGAATACCCGACAGCAGCTGCTTCAACTATGCATTTCAAATCTCTATTGAATGAGCTCAACTTGAAAAAATCATTCAAACCAAACATAATCTTTATAGATTATATCAATATATGCATGTCTGCTCGGATCAAGCCTGGGAGCAACGTAAACTCATATACATATGTGAAGGCCATCGCAGAAGAACTTAGAGGTCTGGCAGTTGAGTTCCAAGTTCCTGTTGTTTCTGGAACACAGCTTACTCGATCCGGCAGCTCCGCATCGGACGTGGACTTGACTGATACATCAGAAAGTTTTGGACTTCCAGCAACTGCGGATTTTATGTTCGCTATTATTGCAACTGAGGAGCTGGAGAAACTAAACCAACTTATGGTCAAACAACTCAAGAATAGATATAATGATCCAACAGTCAATAAAAGATTTGTTATTGGTGTTGACCGAACCAAAATGTTGTTGTATGATGTGGAACCATCAGCACAAGTGGATATTGTGGATAGTGGGCAAACTAATAGTGTGATAAAAGTAAAACCTTTCCCAGAAAAGTTTAGAGGATTGAAAGTGATAGAATGATAGATGTTTTTGAAAAGCACTTGGCAAATCATAAGTTCAAAGAAGGAGCGGAGAAGGCCGATACTTTAGAAAAAAAGATTGCTTTTTGTTCATCATTTCTGGAAAAACATGATAAAAATCCCTTTCTTCACACTGCTAAAGAAGCACCGAATGGGTTGGCCCCACCGATGACTTTCGTTTCCCCCCCACATATTACCTATAATCAGTCAACTGTAGAAACTTTGTTTGCTAGTTATTTGGTTACAGATAGTCATTTCCCATTTGGCGCAGCTCAGGACAATCGCAACTTAGCAATATCCGACCTTCTTGACCAGATTTTTTATTATATAAAAATGAAACCCGCAAAGTATCTAGATATTCACTCATGCCAAGATATGACTGTGGATGCTTTGAGATTTTCTGCTAGAATGAGAGTTGTTATAAATGAAAAAGTATAATGTATATCCAGTGAAAGACGCCGGCGACTTTTTTTATGTGGTCTTTGAGAACCAAACACAACAGCCCTTCGATTTTTTCTTTTTCCAAGAAGATGCCGATGTTTGCGCTTTGTTTCTTGAAAATGGTGGTGCCTTTGATGGATGGACGCCCAGGTTCATGTTCAATACATCGACCATTCCTTTCAAAGAAAGGGGCCTTGATGAAAAGTTCAGTAAGTATACTGAGTAATAATATTACAAACACTCTTCTAAAAAAACAATAAATACTATTGACTTCCATATCGATATGGTGTATAATATACAGTATGTTGGATAGCTAGGAGATCAGTAGCATGATCATTTCCGTCAAAGGAAAAAATGAGAGTATAGGAAAAAGGGAAATCAAGTATATTATAAACTTCTTTGGAAAGCTCCTTTTGGGGCGCCAGCTGGGCAAGTTTGTATCCGTTGAAGTATTATTCCTAAAGCTGGAAGATAACCTTTTGGGGTTATGTGGCCCAGTTGATTTTGATTATAAAAACCATCGAGAGTTTGAAATCCTTATTGATAATAGGCAAAATAAAAAGAACCAAATCCTTACTCTCGCGCACGAAATGTGCCACCTAAAACAATATGCCAGAGGAGAGCTGAAAAACTATAGTGATGATATATACAAATGGATGGGTAAAACTGTAAGGATACCCAATGATAAATATAAAAACATGCCCTGGGAAAAAGAAGCTAACTTATCGGAAGGCTACCTTTATGACTTCTATAAACAGCATTTGAAGAATAACAACATAAAGTTTTGAAAGAAGAATATGAATATAAAACCACTAGTATTATCCGCCGCACTCCTTTTTGGAATATCTTCTGGAGCATACGCTGACCATCGAGATCACCGACATCGCGATGGAGATTGGGCCGCTGGTGCTGCGATCCTGGGATACGGTATAGGTGCTATTATTGAGGCCTCCAAAGATCGCCGACACAGGCGATATCATAGGGAGGAATATTATGAAGAAAGGTATCCTAGACGATATGATTATCCTAGGTATCCCATCTATGATTATTATGAAGGAAGATATCCTGGTGGTTATGGATTTGTTCCGAGGTATTACCCATATGGTTGGGTTCCTGAATATACTCCCCCTCCTGGGCGATGGGTCAGACCGGGCTATTACGATAAATAAATAATCATTCAAAGGGAGAAATGTTGTGTTCAGGTTTTTAGTATCTTGGCAAGTTGAAGAAGTTGATAATGATTCCGGCGCTCTACTTAGTAGACGGTCTTTTGATTCATATGATGAAGCTCTAGATAGATATTACTATTTGAAGGAGCAAAATACGTCCTCAATTGTACGTATAGAAAAAACAGAGAAAAAACTTTTACAGGAATAGAAATGCTAACATTCAAATCTTTTATATCTGAAAAGTTTTTGGGAATAAGACCAACCGGGCCCGTAAATAGGCCGCC